GCACGCAAGGCTAAAGCGGCTGTTCTCGGCTCCGATCTTCTGGGCACGGACGCCAACGACACGTTCATCCTCCACGGCGACGGTTTCAGGACCATCTCCGGTTTCGACCCCGCGCACGATCGGGTGATGTTCGACGTGAACCACAGTTATTCGGACATTCTCTATCTCGGCCAGCTGAGCGATGGCCTGGAGTTCGACACGTTCTCCGGCGCCCATCTGTCGGTTCATGCCGGCGACTACAACGGCGACGGGATCATGGACACGCAAGTGAGTCTGTCGGGGATCGACGGGACCGCGACTGCGATCCTGCTGAGCGTTGATCCGGACAGCCTGTATGGCTGGAATCTCGCGGGCGGTTAATGCTTGGCTTCTCGCCGATCGCGGCACAGCCGATCAGCGGAAGCCCTTTCAGCCTAATCCGTATCACTGCGTCGCTTTCCGCGAGTATCCCGCTGGGTTTCAGCCTCAGTGGGCGAATGGGCGCGTTCACCCCAGTCAGTGCGGGCATTGGAGTATCATTTAGTCTTGGCCCGACGCTGTGGGTTAACCAGGCACTTCAGGCGCAAGTGCCGTTTGCGTTCACGCTGTCACCGCTGCTCAGGAACGCGGGCAAGCCGATTGTCCTGCGCGCAGTCCCGCAAGCCTATTACGCACGCTCGCCGCTTGAGCGGTTCACCGCCAAAGCCCTGCCATCACGATACACGACGCGAGGAGCGAAATGAGCGTTACGACCTCCTTTGCGAACCAGTTGCTGGCCCTCATCCTCGAAGGGACGACGATCCCCAGCATCGCGGACAACGCGGCATCCTCGCCGGCGACCAATCTCTACATCAGCCTGCATACGGCAGATCCCGGAGCGTCGGGCAACCAGGCGACCAGCGAAACGGCCTATACGGGCTACGCAAGGGTGGCGGTGTCACGCAGCTCAAGCGGATGGACTGCGGCTTCGGGCGACAGCGACAACGACGCGGACATCACGTTCGGCCAATGCACGGCCAGCCCAGGCTCGGACCTCACGCATGTCGGTATTGGCCTGTCATCGACCGGCAACGGGACTTTGCTGTTCTACGGGCCGCTGACTTCCTCGATCACGATGCAGAACGGCACCACGCCGATCTTCTCGGCCGACAACCTCGACGTGATATGCAGCTAAAGCCCGACGAGCTTCCCGACATGGTGGAAGATGAGATCCGCAGGGTTACCCTCAATCTCGCGGGCGCCGTTGGGGTGAACACGATCGACGATTGCGAAGTGACCTGTGACACGCTGACCATCGGAACGCCGTCGATCAGCGGAACCTCGATCAGCTTCAACGTCACCGCGACAAACCCAGGAACGCATTACATCCTCGCCTCAGCCGACCTGAGCTCGCAGGAAACCGTCAAGGGATACATTCGGGCAAAGGTTGCCGGACAGCCTTGCACACAGACACGCGACTATGAATGATGGGCAGGCCCTCGCTTTACGACCCCTCATATTGTGAGAGGGTCATCGAACTCGGCAAACAGGGAATGTCCGTTGTCGAGATGGCGTGCGAAATCGGGGTTAGCCGAAACACGCTAGAGACCAATTGGCCTGCTGAGCATCCAGAGTTTCTGGAAGCCTTCGTGCGCGCGAAGGATGAATCGCAGGCGTGGTGGGAAAAGGCCGGTCGTGTCGGAATGGCCGGCAAGAACATCGACGCCGCGATCTGGTCGAGATCAATGGCGGCTCGGTTCCCGAACGACTGGCGCGAGACGAAGCGCAACGAGCACAGCGGCCCTGACGGCTCGCCGATCGCCACAACGCAGAGGATCGAGCGTGTCATCATCGACCCTGCAAATCCAGACGGCTAGGGCGTTCTTACCGCTATTAAGGCCGGCTCGATACAAGGGCGCTCATGGCGGCCGCGGCTCGGGCAAGTCGCATTTCTTCGCCGAGATGCTGGTCGAGCGAGCACTGATGCAGCCTGGATTGCGGGCAGCGTGCCTTCGTGAGATCCAGAAGAGCCTGAAGAACTCGGTCAAGCTGCTGGTCGAGGACAAGATCAAGTCGCTCGGAGTCGGCGGCTTCGAGATACTGGAAAGCGAAATCAAGACGCCCGGTGGCGGCGTCATCATCTTTCAGGGGATGCAGAACCACACGGCCGACTCGATCAAGTCGCTGGAAGGGTTTGACATTGCCTGGGTGGAAGAAGCGCAGTCGCTAAGCCAGCGTTCGCTGGACTTGCTCAGGCCGACCATTCGCAAGGCCGGTTCGGAGCTGTGGTTCAGCTGGAACCCGAACAAGCCGACCGATCCCGTGGATTCGCTGTTGAGGGGGGAATCGCCACCGGCTGACGCTGTAGTGGTCGAGGTGAACTGGTCTGACAATCCGTGGTTGCCCGACGAACTGAGGGCGGACCTGGAAGACGACCGGAAACGTGATCCGGACAAGTTCCTTCACGTCTGGGGCGGGCATTACAGCCTCAACAGCGAAGCGCGGGTATTTCGCAACTGGAGGGTCGCAGAGTTTGAGTCACCTGATGACGCGGTCCACAGATTTGGCGCCGACTGGGGTTTTGCGATCGACCCCACGGTTCTCGTTCGATGCCACATCGACGGGCGCAACCTATACGTTGATCAGGAAAGCTGGGCGGTTGGATGCGACATTGATCGCCTACCCGACCTATTTGACCGAATACCGGGCTGCCGCAAATGGCTTATACGCGCTGACAGCGCCCGCCCTGAAACAGTAAGCTACATGCGTCGGCAGGGCTTCCGCATCACTGCGGCCCTGAAGGGCAAAGGCTCATTGGAAGACGGCGTCGAGTTCTTGCGCGCCTTCGATATCGTGGTTCATCCCCGGTGCAAGAAGGTGATCGAGGAGCTGACGCTCTACGCTTACAAGATCGACGAGCACACGGGTGAAATCCTGCCGCTGCTCGAAGACAAGAACAACCACACGATCGACGCGCTACGCTACGCTTTGGAAGAGCTGAGGCGCACTGGATACAAGCCCGCGCCGGTTCCCGTGAAGGTGCGCCGCGACGGCTACTGGCCCAAGGAACTGATGGAGGACGGTGAATCGTGGAAGACCGCGTGACTTCGTCCCTCACCATGCTCGTCCAGTGGTTCGAGAGCGCCGAAGAGGCGTCGCAGAACGGGCGTAAGGAGTCGGAGCAGGCGCGCGATTATTACGACGGCAAGCAACTGACGGCGGAAGAGCGCAAGATCCTGCGCAAGCGTCGGCAGCCGGAAGTCGTCATCAACCGCATCAAGCGCAAGATCGACTTCCTGCGCGGGCTGGAACGTCAATCGCGCACCGATCCGATCGCTTATCCGAGGACCGCGGTTCACGAGGAGGAGTCCGAAGCCGCCACCGATGCCTTGCGGTTCGTCGCGCAGGACCAGCTGTTCGACATGAAGCGCTCGGCGGTATGGGACAACATGCTCGTCGAGGGCATGGGCGGCGTTGAGGTCGGTGTCACCCAGGGGCGCGACGGCATCGACGTGAAGATCACGCGCCTGCCGTGGGACCGCTGCTTTGCCGACCCGCATTCGTCCGAGCCGGACTTCTCCGATGCGCGCTACCTTGGTTACGTGACCTGGATGGACGTATCCGAGGCCAAGGCGATGTGGCCGGACAAGGTGCAGCTCATCGAAAGCACGATGAACCACCCGGTCTCATCGAATGCCGACACTTACGACGACAAGCCGCGCTGGGCGCTGTGGGGCGACGACAAGCGCAAGCGCATCCGTATCGTGACCATGTGTTACCGGGTTGCCGGCGTGTGGCAGGGCTGCGTGATGACGCTCTCCGGCTTTCTTGAGGAGCCGCAGCCGAGCCCGTTCCTTGACGAAGACGGCAAGCCTGAGTGCCCGATCGTGTTCCAGTCGGCTTATGTCGATCGGGACAACGACCGCTATGGCGTCGTGCGCGACATGATCAGCCCGCAGGACGAAGTGAACAAGCGCCGCTCCAAGGCGCTGCATCTGCTGACCATGCGGCAGTCTCGCGTGTCGGCCGCCGCAACGAGCGATCCGGAGAAGATCAGGGCGGAGCTCGCCAAGCCTGATGGTGTAATCATCGGCGAGGACGGCGAGTTCGAGATTCTGCCCAACAACGACCAGGTAGCCGGACACTTCCAGCTAATGCAGGAAGCCAAGTCCGAGATCGACATGCTCGGCCCCAATGCGACGCTCCAGGGCAAGTCAGGACAGGATCAGTCGGGCCGGGCGATCATGGCCCTGCAACAGGGCGGCATGGTCGAGCTCGCGCCGCTTTTGGACCAGCTCCACCAGTTCAACATCCGCGTATTCCGTCAGGTATGGAACCGCATCCGCCAATATTGGACGACCGAGCGCTGGGTGCGCGTCACAGATGACGAAAAGGGCGTTACCTTTGTTGGCCTGAACACCACGCAGGGCGCTCTTGCTGCCCGTAAGGTGGACGCAGCACTGGCAGAAGGAAAGATCGATCGCGCTACGGCCCAGCAATACAAGATGCAGATCCAGGCGGACCCGGCGATGATGCAGCCGGCCAACAGTGTTGCCGAGCTCGATGTGGATATCGAGATCGAGGAGACGACCGAAACCCCGACCGTCCAGATGGAGCAGTTCGAGCAGCTGACCAAGCTCGCCGCCACTGGCTTGGTGCCGATCCCGCCCGAGATCATCCTTCAGGCGTCATCACTCAGGGACAAGAACAAGCTCCTCGACATGCTGAAGCAGTCGCAGGACTCGCAGGGCCAGATGGGCCAGATGGCGCAGCAGATTCAGCTGGAGGGCGCTCAAGCCAATATCGCCAAGGTGAAGTCGGAAGCGATCAAGAACATCGCGCAGGCACAGGCTGCTGCGGTTCCCAAGGACGTTCCCGCCGAAGATCCGCACGTGAAGGCCGCGCAGGAAGCGGTGCGCCTGATGCTCGAAGCCAGAGCGCAGAACACCGACGAATTCAGGGCTGA